ATGGTGTCCCCTGCAGACATCTACTTAAGGCGGCAGGGGATTGATTGGAATGGTGTTTTTTAGATGTGAAAAATATTTTACCCGCTATTTTACCCATTGGCGCGGCTTAAGAGCTTATTTTTGAATTCACAATGGTCACGATATAACCATCTTGCTCGCCCGTGGATAACTTTGGCTTTAGGTAGGTCTCCGGACTTAATCCGGTCATAGATGAAGGTCTTACCGAAGCCAGTATCGGCCATGATGAATTTCAAATCAACCAGGGAATCAGGCTGTAGTTCGTGTTGCATGAGTGCTATCTCCGAATAGGGAATCGAATCTGCAAATCAGGTAATAAAAAACCGCCATCAGGCGGCTTGGTGTTCTTTCAGTTCTTCAATTCGAATATTGGTTACGTCTGCATGTGCTATCTGCGCCCATATCATCCAGTGGTCATAGCAGTCGTTGATGTTCTCTGCTTCGATAACTCTGTTGAATGGCTCTCCATTCCATTCACCTGTGACTCGGAAGTGCATTTATCATCTCCATAAAACAAAACCCGCCGTAGCGAGTTCAGATAAAATAAATCCCCGCGAGCGCGAGGATTGTTATTCATTGCTGATATTCACCTTTATCGCGAACACCTTTACCGGTTTATCGCCGAAGTGCGGATGTGTGATTGTCTTGATTTCATAGCCGCTATACGGAACGTCAATTCTGCGGCTGGAATCGTCACGCTTCGGATATCCCTTTGTGATAATCAGGCGGTCATATTCCCGGAACATAATTCGCTTATCCCAGTAGTCATTACACAGGCGATACTCTTCCGTTTTCTCGCCTGACTTCATCTGGTCGAAATATTCACCGTTAACTGCCAGTTGAAGGTTAGCCACGGTTAACCTCCTGCGGCGGTTCTGGTAGAGGCATCCAGTGGGTTACTCCATGCCATATGCCAGTTAAGGTTTCAAACCTTGGCTCTCTGCCTTTCTGTGTCTTGGCATATTCATTCCTTGTATATACGCATTGTCTAACTGCATATCCATTCCATCCAATAACTGTTTGTCTAATTTCAGGCATTCGCTCACTACAGCTTATCCAACCATCCGGAGTTACCGGAGAGTTGCCCGATAGCTCGTGCAACTTGTAAGTTTGGCTTACAGGTTCGGCTTCCAGTTCTGCTATGCGCTTTTTTGCTGTTTCCAGCTCGCCCAGCAGTGTCAGCACGGTAGCCGGATTGGCTGCGGCGATGAATTCAGCATTGGCCTGCTGTTCCATTTGGAAATCTTCATCGAAACCGCTTTCTGGATGCGCTCCTTCAATTCTGCAAATGGGAATATATCCAGCAGCCTCGCGATGAATTAGTGCATCATCACCATCAAAGCTGCCATCTCCATATTCGATCGACCACTCACCACACGTTGCTTTCTCTGCCGCCTCTCGCAGTGCCTGATAGTCAATTGTCATTCTCTCCATCCTTCACAGTTGTAATCACTACATCCTTCAAAATCATATGGGCTGTACTGCCAGGTGATTTTTCCGCAATGCGGACAATTCCAGCGCACCTTCCCGCTTCGCGACTTCTTTCTTCTGTTTTGCTTTTTCAACCAGTCAGGCATGACCAAACCTGCGCCCTGAACCATTGTTCTGCGGTTAAAATTATTGATATTGAACGTCCGGCGCTTTGCTGCATCAGCAATAGAAAATGGTAACCAAACTATTCCCGGTTCGTTTTTGTTGGCGACGCAAAAGATGGTCGCTTTGCTGAAGTTATCGGTTGGCAATCCACCATGTTGAAGCCAGTAAACATCGTTGCCGTTCCAGCTACCTTTTTTGTAGGCCACATACGCAGTGCAATCTGGCTCAATCAGGCTTTCTGTAGGGATTAACTGGCAATCAACGTGCCACACTGCCATTGCATCCACGCTATCAGCGCAAACAGGCTGATCGATATCTCGCCCACAATTCCAGGCTTTTTGGGCTTCTTCCAGCGTGTAAACATGAGCGCGATCGATATCAGAACTGTAACCATTGCCGTTATGGCAATGGAATGAGGCGTTATTACCCACAGTTTCACGCAAGCACATCATGTAAAAACGGTTACTCACTGATCTCCTCCTTTGCGCAACATTGCATTCAGATATTTGTTTTGATTCACTGATGGAAAAGAATTTCTCTTAAGCAATTCCTCTCTCGATGGCATTGGCTTTACGCGTTGGCGAATAATCATTTCTGCAGGAAGAATGCCGGGATTGTATGCAAGTCCTCTCATGGTAAATTCCTCAGTCATTACTGATAGCGCCATAGCGTGAGCGGTAATTACGCAGGCGCGGGTCAATTTCAGGGAAGTGGGTATATGTGGCTTTGCGGAATGGTCGGATTGATGTCTGGTAAATTCGCTCGCGTTCTTCTTTCTCTGCAAGCCATATACAATGGCGAAATTCCTTTTCCTCTTTCGTTTCCTGCGGTAGAGACATTATTCGATCGTAGTTTTTTCTGAATTTATCCAGCACCTCCGATACGGAATTGCCGGAACAGCGGCGCGGGTCATCCGCACCATACAGAGGCGCTGGCATGATTAAATCCTTATTTTTCTGAATCAGAATGGGATGGAATCGTCGTATACAGGAGTGTTCTGCTGGTTACTACTTTGCTGCTGCGGGCCATTTCCTGAAGCTGCAAATCCAATCTTTGCATTCAGTAATTCAAGAGTGATTGATTGACCATTTTGCCCCTGATAAACATCAACCCTGATGTTTTCTCCGGTAATTTCTACAATGCCACCTTCAACAAGAACACTACGGTAGTAATCCGCTTGCGCTCCCGGCTTGGCAAATACAACGGCGCTGTAGTTTGTCCATTCTTTCTTTTTTGTCTGGCGATCGTAATACTGAACGCCAGCACGGATGTTGAATCCGATATTTTCCCCGGCCTGAAACTCTCTTACGGGCTTGTTTAGTCTTACAGTAATCGAATGTGCCATTAAGCAGCAGCTCCTTCTAATTCGTCTCGTCTGATGTTGTAAACGTCCTGTGCTTTGTGCTGCTCCGGTGTTCCTTCGAGCATCTTCCACGCTTTGGCGAACGCCTGTTTAAGCTCTTCCACGGTGTTTTTTTGCATTGCTGCGTCAGTGAATGCCTTTAGAACCTGTTCAGGTGTAGGTGATGGTTTTGATTGCTTTGCTGCTGCATTCTGCTGATGTTTATGCTCGTCTGTATCTGCATCTTTCGCATCATCAATGCCGAACAAACCATTGAGGCAATACTTGCGTGCATAAGAGCTTGTAGCTCCCGTAACTTGTGCAGAATCCATTCCTTTCTTGCTTTCTTCCTCTCGTGCAAGAGCGGTTGCCGTATGACTGTTTTCGCCATCGGTAATAGTTGCCGTGGCTTTCACGTAATACCGGTCACCAATCAACACAACTTCATCGCTGATTGATAAAAACAGGCCATTCAGTAACGGCTTAACGCCTTCAAGAATGTCTTCGCAGCTTCTGTATTTATATTTACCGAATGAGTTGTACTGATTCTTTGGCGCGTTCAGATTCTCCTGAATGGCTGCCAGCCTTGCATAAAATTCTTTGCTCATATGTTTGATCTCAGAATGGACACGGCCCAAGAAAATAACGCTGATTTAATACTTCGACTCGGGACAAGTTAAGGCATACCCGCATTCCTTCGCGGTCGCCATTATGGCGATACCAGAGAGCTTTCTGCGTGTACATGCGTCTCTGTAACTTGCTCTCCTTCACTGTGGTTGCAAGTGACATGAATATCTCCTTCGTTACCGATTAATTCTTTCATCTGACGAATGAATTCTTCGTCTGACCAGTTATCTGTGAAACTCATTTCCTGCGATACCACGGAAGGTTGATAGCTGATTTCATCGCTTTATTTGCTTCAAGCCACATTTTGGAATCACCAATAAATCTGGCTATTACTGCTTTGTTTTGTGCCGCACGAAGCATCTGGTGATTAATGGCTATTTCATTGCGCATAATAAGACCTCAACTCTTTTCCATCCGTCACGTAACTTGCGGGTGATTCGTTCAAGTAAAGATTCATTTAGTTGGAAGGCACCCATGCGAGCGCCTCCCGCGATTGCGTAAATCATGGGTGGTTCCTTATGTTGGTTTTATTAGTAGGTTATTTTTGTTGCGAATACTTCGCCTTTTACGATGGCTGTTATGATATTTTTAGCAACATCTTCTGATGCACCAACCTTGATAAGGTCAGCAAGTATTTTGTTATTTACTTCTTTCCGGTGAGCTTTATCCTTTGCTCTACGCTCTTCTTCTTCCTTGATTCTTTTTTCTTCTGCTATTCTGGCTTGCTCTTTTGCTTCAGCCTCGCGCCGGATTCGTTCAGCCTCCTCCTGTGCTTTTCGGCGTTCTGCTTCAATTGCCGCCTGCTTTTCTCTTTCAGCTCGTTCTGCTGCCTCTTTTGCTTCGCGCTGTGCTCGTTGCTCGGCTTCAATGCGTTCACGCTCTGCACGTTCCGCTGCTGCCTTAGCTTCTGCTTCTCGCCTTGCTGCTGCTTCAATTTCGGCTTTTGCCTTTGCTTCGGCTTCTGCTCTGGCTTTCTCTTCAGCTTCTCTTTTTAAGCGTTCTTCATGCTCTCGCTTTTCCTGCTCCACTTTGAGTCTTGCCTCTTCTCTTTTGCGGTCAAATTCGCGATCCATCAAAATCGCTATTTCATGGTCAGACTCAATTTGCTTTGCGAGAGCTTCAGCTGCTGCCTTAGCTTCTTCTTCGGCTTTAATCCGTGCCTGTTCCTCCTCATAATCAGTAAGAGGCTGGCGCGCCTTGGCTTTCAGTTCATCAAGGCGATCGCGCACTGTCTTGCGGTTGGCATCAATTAGCTTTGGAATTTCCTTCAGTTCAGCAACAAGGTCTTTGCCAAGACCATCGAGATATGTTTTCGTCTGCGCAACTTTATACGCCAGAGAAGCGATCTCCTTTCTGCCCTTTGCCGTTGTGATATCAGGCACAAAGGACATAACTTCACGTTCAACCTTTTGGAGAATTTCTTCAATCTGGTCGGCAGACTGAAATACAGTCATTGCATTTGCTTTTTCAATAACAACTAAATCTGTTACTTCACTCATATATCCTCCATCAAAAAAAATTGCCCTCACACTGGAGGGCAAAGAAGATTTCCAATAATCAGAACAAGTCGGCTCCTGTTTAGTTACGAGCGACATTGCTCCGTGTATTCACTCGTTGGAATGAATACACAGTGCAGTGTTTATTCGTATGCCTGTCTTTTAACCACATCAGGCTCGGTGGTTCTCGTGTACCCCTACAGCGAGAAATCGGATAAACTCTATTCACCCCTACAGAGAGCAAAAGAGAAACGCCGATGAACAACTCATGGTGGCAGGAACTAATGCATTTTTTCCTGCAAGGAATGACACTTAAACAGTTGATTCATATGCTAATCATCCTGATCATATTGATTATTGTTATGCCGGTAAGCGTAAAAGAATGGATAAACCTGCATAATCCAGAAATCCTTCCTCATTACTGGATGTATTACATCCTGTTGTTTTGCGTTAGCTATGTGCTTAACGGCGTTGTTAATTCCGCTTATCACGCTGTGACTGAAAGAATTGAGGTATTCGCTGCTCAGAAGCGCAAATCTAAAGAAGAGAAATACGTGAAAGATTTGTTTGATTCGTTAACTCTTGGAGAAAGAGCGTATTTGGCACTCGCTGTAGTCGCTAATAACCAGCTACAAACGGAAAAGGGAAGCCCTGAAGCAATCTCATTGCTCGAAAAAGGGCTTCTTATTCGGATACCTTCTGCTACTGGATATCCTGAAATCGACCGTTTTGTTATCCCGGAACGCTATAGAAATGAGTGCTACATTAGGTTTGCTGGGAAGAAAGACAGTCTTATGGATGAACTTATCGCTCAGGATAAGCATGGCAAAACAAGTAATTAGCAAATGATTTTATCATCTCGCCGTCAGTTGTTTTGATTTCCTGTAGCCTGCCGCGTAAAGAGCTACGTTTGGAAGACAAGTTGAGCCTTCATATTTTCTGGTCAGCGTTGTCAGTGTTATTACTTCTGCTCTCATTGCTGGTTTGCGCTTACATTGCAAGACCACTCGTGAGGGGGTTGGTCTGTGTAGCTTGTCGGAGCTAATCGCCTCCTGACTTTGCAGGTTTGCGCGACGAGCTCTACGACGAGAAGCTGAGGTGCCTTTAAATTCTGTTTTTCTGGACATAGATTCCTCCCGAATAAACTTTGGTGATGCAATCTCGAAGCTCTTCCTGAGACGGTTGCTTCGGCATTGCATCCCACAGCTCATGTGGTTGGGTGATCTGGCTTTTCAGCCACGTAGTCGAGTGTTCGACGTTGTTTAAAGAGCATGCCAGTCTGTTCCGTTTGGCTACCAGCGTCCTGCTGCTGAAAATGATAGTCACATATTGTGATTTAATGGTCAATCACAAAATGTGTAAAATAAGGATGTGACACGTTATGTGTATGATTTTTTTGTGTAAATAGTTTTCCCCGCGATGGTTTTGCTTACTTAAGTCGGGGGCAGCAGCAGGATGGTGTGCTGAAAAGTTCGAAAAACGAGCGAAGTAGGTGGTGGCGAGATGGCGGTATATGGGAGTTGTATTAAGAATTATAGTAGTTTAATCAAAGGCTTGGGCTGGCTGTCAGGTGCTGTCCTGATAATGATCGGCGGGAAATAAAAAACCCGGCGCGGTGGCCGGGTTTGAAGGTATCACTTTGAAATCCTTGATATCATGGCAAGTTCGATAATTCCGCTTCGGATTTTGTAGTCTCCGAAAAGTTTCGTCGTATCAGATTCTTTCATTGCATCGTACAGCAAATCAGTTTCTTCTTTATCAAAGAATTCCGTCAGCACATAAGCTGGGAAGGAGTAGTCCTCTCCAACCTTTCTGCATGTAACTGTCAGCTTTTCTGGAGTTTTCTTAATCCCCTCAATCTCAACCTCTACGGTAAGTTCGCTGTTAGTCATTTTTTCACGCGGGTTCTGGATCATCTCTTTGATATCTTTTTGGTCTAACTCAATTTTAGCAAGACCATTGAATTCGACTTTATCGGCATCAGAAACCCCTTTTAACACACCAACAACAGCATTAGCTGCATGGTTTTGAATTCCTTCTGAAATATCCCTTGCTGCTGGAGTAGCACTTGATGCGCTAAGAGCTTCAACAATTCCATCCTTGAGAATTCTCATTCTCTCATTTTCAGAATTGTTATCTTCTTTAGCTTCGTCAAGCTCAAGCTGTTTCATGTCTTTTTCATGCTTGTTTTTTAGGTGCGACTTTACGAGCCACGCCCCAGTAAGGAGTAGAGATATGAGAACTAAGCAGATTGCCTTTTCTGTTCCAGTCATACCTTGGGTTGATCTCTCAAATGCTATACCAAAAGAATCTATGACATCCTTAATGGCAACGATAAGGTCAGTACATCCTGGCTCGACCTTAAATATGATTTCAAGCTCTTCACGATCATTCTTAGTGAGGTGCTTAAGGTTGTCAGTTCCGTGCTTAACAAGCGTATATGCTTTATAGAGTTCAGTCTGAAACTCGCACATCCCTTGAGCTAGCGATGCCGGAATGGTTCCATTATAGCGCTCAGGATCCCCGTAAATCTTGAAATTTACGACATTTACGAAATTTATGTTTAAGTTTTCTACCGTAAACTCTTCACCCTTCTTAAGGCGATGTAGCAAAGATTCAACGTCGCTTAGGTTTGAAACCTCAATTTGATTTTCCATTTTGCCCTTGGATTTTATCCCTGGTAAAAGTGAATCGTTCCAATCTTAAGTCGGATACGCGCTGTGTGTAATTTCGGCAAGTGACGCAAAATCTTTACCCAAACGTCTCTTCAGGCCACTGAGCCTTAACTACCTTGCCTATGATTCGGCAGCTATGGTCGCAATCCAGGGTTCTGTATGCCGGGTTTAAAGGCACCAGGTAACTAACCCCTGCATCCTTCTCATACTTCTTGAACGTTGCCTCTGAATCACCATTTGCAGAAGCTACGCAGAAATCCCCAGACTCTACCGGCTCGGCAGGGTCTACGAGTATTAGCATACCCTCAGGAAAGCTCGGCCTTACGCCCTGTGGCGCAGTCATAGAATGGCCTTTCACCTCAAGCCAGAAAGCTTTTTCGCTGGCTTTTGTGGTCGTTGGGACCCATGCCTTTGCATCGCTGGCTGTGTAGCTTCCCACCTCCGAAAACGGCCCGGCCTGCACTGAAGAAAATAACGGGTACTCATATTGGCGAAATACGGCGTCTGAATCCTCGCCAAACATTATTTTTGCCGGAGATACGCCGAGTGCCGCCCCAAGAACCAGCGCGTCATCCGCGCTAACCTTTCTTGTTCCTAACTCGTAGTTACCCAGGCGTGAAGGCGCAGCCCAGCCGCAAAGCTTGGCCAATTGAGCCTGGCTAAGTCCTTTAGCTTCTCTAAGGGACTTGATCCTTTCCCCGATAATTTCATGCATCGTTTTCATCCCTTAAATGTAACACGCAACGTGATTGAACTCTGTACACGAATTGAGGTTGACTGTTAATCACAAATTGTGTGTAATGGGTGTGTGATTAATGCTAGGGAGACCGCAATGAACAAAATTGCCCAGCAGCGAAAAAAAATCGGAGTTTCGCAAGCTGTACTAGCTTCGGCAATTGGTTGGGGGCAATCCCGCATCGCCAACTATGAGCTGAATATCCGTACTCCTGGCCTTAACGATTGCCGAATGATCGTAGAAGGCCTCAGGAAGTTAGGGTGCCAATGTTCTTTGGATGATGTTTTCCCTCCATCCAGTAACAAAGCCGCCTAAGCAGTACCCGCTCTTTTCAAAATGGACATTCGTCCTACGTCGCTGAAAAGCGAGTTCCAATATATCTGACCAACTAAGGCCATATGCGTTTCCACGCATACCTTTCAACTAACTATTCACTATTGGAAATATTAAGAAATGACACAAGCAAGTTACAGCAAGCCAACACAGCGAGAAATTGATCGCGCAGAAACAGATTTACTCATCAACCTGTCAACGCTTACCCAGCGCGGTTTGGCAAAGATGATTGGCTGTCATGAATCGAAGATAAGCAGAACGGACTGGAGATTTATTGCTTCGGTCTTGTGTGCTTTCGGAATGGCATCAGACATCAGTCCGATTAGCAGGGCTTTTAAGTATGCGCTTGATGAAATCACAAAGAAAAAATCCCCGGCCGCCACCGAGGATTTTAAGCAAATTGATATGCAATTCTGAGGGAATTACTGGATCAATCCACAGGAGTAATTATGACAAAACGTCGTAAGAAATACCAGGAAAAAGAAGAGATTCGACACCCTGATTCACCTGAGGGATTAGTGGTAGCCGCAGCAAATAACAGGGCGTTCGCAGAGCGCCTTGTTGGTGTTTACAGACTAGCCAAAGCAGGAGTGAAACATGGGCGTCGTTAAGTTAGCTGATTACAGGCATAACCCTGTACAACATCAGGAGGCATCCAGTATGGGGTATGTCTCTATACACCGCCAGTTTATGGACAGCAGGCTCTATAAGGACTCTCAGGCAGTACATCTTTGGCTTCACTTAATCCTCAAGGCTAATCACGAATCTACTGTCGTCAATACGGATATCGGTCCGATAACTGTTGATCGCGGTCAGATGATAACTGGACGCCCGTCGCTGGTCAGAGAAACATTCATCCCCGACAACAAAGTTCGGAGCTTATTACGGACTTTTGAGTCGAAAGGGATGCTTAATATTTGCTCGATGGGGAAGAAATTTAGCCTGTTTACAATCGTTAAATATGACGATTTTCAGGCAAAAAATTGTCCAACGGTTGTCCAACGGTTGTCCAACGCAAACACCAGTAATGGCGCGGCTCTCAGCGGAGATTGTCCAACGGTTGTCCAACGGTTGTCCATAAACAATAATATAAATAATATCTCTAATACTGACGTATTAGAGAGTGCCACAGCAGACAAAAAGTCTGACAAGAAAAAACCTTCCGTCAGCTGTCAGGATGTTGTCGATGCTTACCACAAAATCATTCCTGAAGCGCCAAGAATCCGCGCACTGAATGACAAGCGTAAAAACCAGATCCGAACGTTCTGGCGCAAAGCCGGAGTGATAACCCGCCAGCTTGACGGGCATGGGTTCACGATGCAGGACTGGAGAAATTATTTGAGCTACGTAGGCGAAAATTGCCGATGGATGTTCGAAGAGCGCCCAAACCATCAGCGCGGAACCGTCTGGCACAAAAAGGGATTTGATTTCCTGCTTAACGATAATACCTACCTGAAAGTTCGTGAGGGTGAACACGATGACCGATAATTTTTATGCGCCGCCCCATAGCATCGAGGCAGAGCAGGCGGTGATTGGTGGATTGCTTCTGGATGATGACAGCAGTGAGCGCGTCCAGAAAGTTCTGGCGATGCTGAAGCCTGATTCATTTTACAGCCGACCACACAAAATCCTTTTCGAAGAAATAACCAGAATGCACCGGGAGCAAAAGCCAGTAGATGGCCTGACGCTTTTCGATGAACTGGAGCGTAAATCGTTAACGGCGTCTGTTGGCGGTTTTGCTTATATCGCTGAGATCGCAAAGAACACGCCAAGCGCCGCAAACATCGTTGCCTATGCAATGCAGGTTCGCGAAACCGCAATGGAACGCTACGCCATCAACCGCATGACTGAAGCGACGGAATTGCTCTATTCCCGCAACGGAATGACTGCGACGCAGAAGTACGAAGCTATTCAGGCGATTTTCACGCAACTGACAGACCATGCAAAAACCGGATCGCGTCGCGGCCTTCGCTCATTTGGTGAGGTCATGGAAGACTGGGTTAGCGACCTTGAGAAACGATTTGACCCATCAGGCGAACAACGGGGAATGAGCACAGGTATCCCATCGCTGGACAGGATGCTGTCACCGAAAGGTCTGGTGAAAGGCTCTCTGTTTGTCATTGGCGCTCGCCCTAAGATGGGGAAAACGACGCTATACAGCCAGATGGCAATCAATTGCGCAGTGCATGAGAAAAAGCCCGCTTTGATGTTCAGCCTTGAAATGCCAGGTGATCAGATACTGGAAAAACTGGTAGGGCAGAAGTCTGGTGTTAACCCGAATATTTTTTACCTTCCGGCGACAAATGACGCTGATGACGGCTATCAGGGTGATTACGATGGTGACTTCAACAGGGCGATCGAAACAGCCAATCGCTTGAGTGAAATCGACCTGCTTTACATCGACGACACGCCGGGATTATCTCTGGCTCAAATCGTCAGCGAAAGCCGTCGAATCAAGCGAGAAAAAGGATGTGTTGGCATGATTCTGGTCGATTACCTGACACTAATGACTGCTGAGAAGGCCGATCGCAACGACCTTGCTTACGGCATGATCACCAAAGGACTGAAGAACCTTGCCAAAGAGCTTGATTGCGTTGTTGTGCTTCTGACGCAGCTTAACCGCGCACTGGAAAGCAGAACCAATAAACGCCCATTACCAAGTGACTCACGAGATACAGGGCAGATTGAACAGGATTGCGATTATTGGGTCGGGATCCATCGTGAAGGCGCTTTTGATGACAGTGTTCCACCTGGTGAAACTGAACTAATCCTTCGTCTCAATCGTCATGGCAATACCGGCACGGTGTATTGCATTCAGGCAAATGGCGCTATTTATGACACAGACCAACAGTCTGCTGAAATGCGCCGCCGTGAACGCGAGGAACCGCAGTCCAAGAAGAAAGGAGGATTCTGATGAATAAAAAACAATTAGCCATTCTCGAAAAGGCATGGGATGCACAAATATCATGCGCTTTGAAAGAACAGGCACTACCAATAATCCAGACCAAATCGAAAATAGCCAGGCAGTTATGCGATGACGGATTCCTGAACGAAGTTGAGATTACGCGCCAGATGGTAACGTTCAAAGGGTATGAGATAAATCATCATGGTATAGCGGCGTATTGCTCCCATCTTCCTGATGACGTTGACATTGATGAAATGGAAAGGGAGATGAAGCAATGACCATCTACATCACTGAGCTAATAACAGGCCTGCTGGTAATCGCAGGCCTTTTTATTTGGGGGAGAGGGAAGTCATGAATCTGGACGAGCAAGATGCACAAACTATTAGCTCATACATAAGGGCATCAAGACCAGATTACAAAGGTCCGGTATTCGTAGATTTATCTCGCCTTGAAGAGATTTACATGTGGAAAGCAAGGTTACTTACGCATTTTGTTATTCGAACGATGACTAGCAACATTACAAAACCAATGTAACTGGAAGAGGTGAATATGAGCACACTCGCAGACCTTATTCATGCCGATATGGCTGAAGATGGAGCAAGGCGTAATAGGTACTGGAAATCATCGAGACTTCCAGTTTGTGAAAGATTCAACCACAGGCCAAAACCAAAACGTAGCCGACGAGACAAAGTGTTGAAAAAACTCATGCAAATTAACATGGCTGGTTTTGTCAGATTCGTGAGTGAAACGACTAACGGGGATTGATATGGACGAATCAAGAAAGAAGTTTGAGGAATACGTTGCCAAAAAATTGAGATTACCATTCGAGATGATAACCGAGGCAAGAAATGGTGATAGGTACTTCGCATTTTCAAGCATGGATATTCGTCACTCCTTAAATGAGTGGTGGACTTTATGGCAGGCATCGCGAGCAGATATTGAAATAACCGCGCCAAAGTTTATCGACAGCAGAGAAGCATTAGCCAAAGGGTTTACTGTTGATTATTCCAATGGCTTCGGTGATGGAATGGATGCTTATGAGGAAAACATCCGCGCTGCTGGAGTCAAAGTAAAGGAGTAACGATGAAGCAGACAATCTTCCTCCGAAGTAAGCAACAACAGCAAGCTGCAATCAACGCCATCCTCGCAACACCACTCGATAAAGACAAGCCAGTCACCATCCGCATTATTGACTACAAGCGCAACCTTGACCAGAACGCAAAATTTCACGCGATGCTGGCGGATATCGCACGTCAGGTTCAATGGTGCGGCAAATGGTTAAAACCAGAACAATGGAAGGTTTTGTTGATCAGCGGTCATGCAGTGGCAACAAAGCAGGAAGCTGATGTTTTGCCCGGGCTTGAAGGCGAATACGTCAACATTCGCGAAAGCAGCGCGCAGATGAGTGTGAAGCGTATGGCAAGTCTTATCGAGTACACAACAGCCTGGGCTATTGGTCAGGGTGTCAGATTTACCGACAGGAGGTACGAATGAGACGACAGCGACGAAGTATCACCGACATCATCTGCGAAAACTGCAAATACCTTCCAACGAAACGCTCCAGAAATAAACGCAAGCCAATCCCAAAAGAATCTGACGTAAAAACCTTCAACTACACGGCTCACCTGTGGGATATCCGGTGGCTAAGACATCGTGCGAGGAAATGACAATGCTTTTAATTCAACCTGGATTTGGCCTTAGCATCAAAAAAGGCCACATGTTTGGCGAGAAAGAGTCACAACGAAAAATGGTGTCTATCCGGTTGCCATTTATCAGTATTTATTGGCTAAACAGGGAGGCAACAAATTATTGGTATACATGCGCCAGAGCAGCATTTAACGACCCTGACTGGTTTGTGAAAAACCACCATGCAGTTCGTCAGGCAAAGAGAAAGGCCAATACGACATACATGAAGGCGTATCGAAAAGCATGGAAAGAACACCGCGATCGATACCAGCAAGACATGGAAAAGCTTGAATCAGAAAACATGGAATTAAGACGAAAGCTCGGTGAAGCAAAACGAGACATTGATGCTTACAAGCGACTTTTTAATGGTGAAAGCCATGCTTAGTCCATCCCAATCCCTCCAATACCAGAAAGAAAGCGTCGAGCGGGCTTTAACGTGCGCTAACTGCGGTCAGAAGCTGCATGTGCTGGAAGTTCACGTGTGTGAGCACTGCTGCGCAGAACTGATGAGCGATCCGAATAGCTCAATGTACGAGGAAGAAGACGATGGCTAAACCAGCGCGAAGACGATGTAAAAACGAAGAATGTCGGGAATGGTTTCACCCTGCATTCGCTAATCAGTGGTGGTGCTCTCCAGAGTGTGGAACAAAGATAGCACTCGAACGACGAAGCAAAGAACGCGAAAAAGCGGAAAAAGCAGCAGGGAAGAAACGACGACGAGAGGAGCAGAAACAGAAAGATAAACTGAAGATTCGAAAACTCGCCTTAAAGCCCCGCAGTTACTGGATTAAACAAGCCCAGCAAGCCGTAAACGCCTTCATCAGAGAAAGAGACCGCGACTTACCATGTATCTCGTGCGGAACGCTCACGTCTGCTCAGTGGGATGCCGGGCATTACCGGACAACTGCTGCGGCACCTCAACTCCGATTTGATGAACGCAATATTCACAAGCAATGCGTGGTGTGCAACCAGCACAAAAGCGGAAATCTCGTTCCGTATCGCGTCGAACTGATTAATCGCATCGGGCAGGAAGCAGTAGACGAAATCGAATCAAACCATAACCGCCATCGCTGGACTGTCGAAGAGTGCAGGGCCATCAAGGCGGAGTATCAGCAGAAACTCAAAGACCTGCGAAATAGCAGAAGTGAGGCCGCATGACGTTCTCAGTAAAAACCATTCCAGACATGCTCGTTGAAGCATACGGAAACCAGACAGAAGTAGCACGCAGACTGAAATGTAGTCGCGGTACGGTCAGAAAATACGTTGATGATAAAGACGGGAAAATGCACGCCATCGTCAACGACGTTCTCATGGTTCATCGCGGATGGAGTGAAAGAGATGCGCTATTACGAAAAAATTGATGGCAGCAAATACCGAAATATTTGGGTAGTTGGCGATCTGCACGGATGCTACACGAACCTGATGAAAAAACTGGAGACGATAGGATTCGACACCAAAAAAGACCTGCTTATCTCGGTTGGCGATTTGGTTGATCGCGGTACAGAGAACGTCGAATGCCTGGAATTAATCACATTCCCCTGGTTCAGAGCTGTACGTGGAAACCATGAGCAAATGATGATTGATGGCTTATCAGAGCGTGGAAACGTCAATCACTGGCTGCTAAATGGCGGTGGCTGGTTCTTTAATCTCGATTACGACAAAGAAATTCTGGCTAAAGCTCTTGCCCATAAAGCAGAAGAACTTCCGTTAATCATCGAACTGGTGAGCAAAGGTAAAAAATATGTCATCTGCCACGCCGATTATCCTTGTGACGAATACGAGTTTGGAAAGCCAGTTGATCATCAGCAGGTAATCTGGAACCGCGAACGAATCAGCAACTCACAAGACGGGATCGTGAAAGAAATCAAAGGCGCGGACACGTTCATCTTTGGTCATACGCCAGCAGTGAAACCACTCAAATTTGCCAACCAGATGTATATCGATACCGGCGCAGTGTTCTGCGGAAACCTCACATTGATTCAGGTACAGGGAGAAGGCGCATGAGACTCGAAAGCGTAGCTAAATTTCATTCGCCAAAAAGCCCGATGATGAGCGACTCACCACGGGCTACGGCTTCTGACTCTCTTTCCGGTACTGATGTGATGGCTGCTATGGGGATGGCGCAATCACAAGCCGGATTCGGAATGGCTGCATTCTGTGGTAAGCATGAACTCAGCCAGAACGACAAACAAAAGGCTATCAACTATCTGATGCAATTTGCACACAAGGTATCGGGGAAATACCGTGGTGTGGCAAAGCTCGAAGGAAATACTAAGGCAAAGGTGCTGCAAGTGCTCGCAACATTCGCTTATGCGGATTATTGCCGTAGTGCCGCGACACCGGGCGCAAGATGCAGAGATTGCCACGGTACTGGCCGGGCCGTTGATATTGCCAAAACAGAGCAGTGGGGGAGAGTTGTCGAGAAAGAGTGCGGAAGATGCAAAGGCGTCGGCTATTCCAGGATGCCAGCAAGCGCCGCATATCGCGCTGTAACGATGCTAATCCCAAACCTTACCCAACCCACCTGGTCACGCACTGTTAAGCCGCTGTATGACGCTCTGGTGGTGCAATGCCACAAAGAAGAGTCAATCGCAGACAACATTTTGAATGCGGTCACACGTTAGCAGCATGATTGCCACGGATGGCAACATATTAACGGCATGATATTGACTTTTTGAATAAAGTTGGGTAAATTTGACCCAACGATGGATAAATGCACTCGTTAAATAAAGCCCTGAGTTAATAGCTCGGGGCTTTTTCATTTCTGCAATCCGGTCAGGACCTTCGAGTTAATGCGTGCTGCACGACACGTTGACACTCATACGCGAGAGTCCTGAGTCAGATTGAAGGCTATCAGGTAAGAGCATATCGACGCACTGATAGGGCTGGATTGGAAGATCATTCAGAGACCCGGCAGACAGATGTGTTCTTTCCGATGGTTTTCGTAAGCGACTTTGCGGTTTTTTAGAAACTGATCACAAAGATAAATGCAAACGAAGAAATGTATCTGGCCGTAGCTTAACCGCTAAACACCAGTGAGGTATTCCAGTTCCTCATCAACGAATCTGGCGCACTGGCCCGGTGTGATTAATAATGGGCACACAACGGAAAGAGCATTACTGGTGACGGAGACTAGCGATTAGCTATATGCGAAAGTTCTAGAAGCCAAGGCGGTTCGACTCCGCAAGTGCTCTTTCAGTTGTGGTGAATACGCAGGCTGATGCGTTAATCAGGTGAACGAGACACCCGCCGGTCCGTGATATGGCACACCGTGCCGGTCATATCTGCCGCGGTTAGGTTTACGAGGATTTCGTAAAGCTGGTCTAGGGTGAAGCCGTGAAAGCGGAGGAAGTAAAACGAGGCGTCGGTACACGCCTATCGTCATTAAGTCGGAGTTCAGCACCGACCGCCACAACCCAAACTGGGCCGTAGCCACTGGCTATCCTGAATTCATCAGTGATAGTTATGCTGCGGCTTTCTACACATGACCTTCGTGAAAGTGGGTGGCAGGAGGTTGCGCTAACAACCTCATGCCGTTTTGCCCGTGCATATCGGTCACGAACAAATCTGATTACTAAACACAGTAGCCTGGATTTGTTCTATCAGTAATCGACCTTATTCCTAATTAAATAGAGCAAATCCCCTTATTGGGGGTAAGACATGAAGATGCCAGAAAAACATGACCTGTTAGCCGCCATTCTCGCGGCAAAGGAACAAGGCATCGGAGCAATCCTTGCGTTTGCAATGGCGTACCTTCGCGGCAGATATAATGGCGGTGCGTTTACAAAAACAGTAATCGACGCAACGATGTGCGCCATTATCGCCTGGTTCATTCGTGACCTTCTCGACTTCGCCGGACTAAGTAGCAATCTCGCTTATATAACGAGCGTGTTCATCGGCTACATCGGTACTGACTCGATTGGTTCGCTTATCAAACGCTTCGCTGCTAAAAAAGCCGGAGTAGAAGATGGTGGAAATCAATAATCAACGTAAGGCGTTCCTCGATATGCTGGCGTGGTCAGAGGGAACTGATAACGGACGACAGAAAACCAGAAATCATGGTTATGACGTCATTGTAGGCGGAGAGCTATTCACTGATTACTCAGATCACCCTCGCAAACTTGTCACGCTAAACCCCAAACTCAAATCAACAGCTGCAGGCCGTTACCAGCTTCTTTCCCGTTGGTGGGATGCCTATCGTAAGCAGCTTGGCCTGAAAGATTTCTCTCCGAAAAGCCAGGACGCTGTGGCATTGCAGCAGATTAAGGAGCGTGGCGCTTTACCGATGATTGATCGCGGTGATATCCGTCAGGCAATCGACCGTTGCAGCAATATCTGGGCTTCACTTCCGGGGGCTGGTTATGGTCAGTTCGAGCATAAGGTTGACAACCTGATTGCAAAATTCAAAGAAGCTGGCGGAACGGTCAGAGAGATTGAGGTATGAGCAGAGTAACCGCGATTATCTCCGCTCTGGTTATCTGCATCATCGTCTGTCTGTCATGGGCTGTTAATCATTACCGTGATAACGCAATCGCCTACAAAGAGCAGCGCGATAAAAAAGTCAGTGAGCTGAAGCAGGCGACCGCCACCATCTCTGACATGCAGCAGCGTCAGCGTGATGTTGCTGAGCTCGATGCAAAATACACGAAGGAGTTAGCTGATGCGAAAGCTGAAAATGATGCTCTTCGGCGCAAGCTTGATAATGGTGGTCGGGTGCTCGTCAAAGGAAAATGCTCTGTGCCATCCTCAGCCGAAACCTCCAGCGCCTCCGGCATGGGCAATGATGCCACCGTCGAACTCTCTTCAGTTGCTGGACGAAACGTTCTCGGTATCCGGGACGGAATCATCAGCGACCAAACAGCACTGAGAACGCTTCAGGAATACATCAGGACGCAATGCCTTCGATGATAGCGATAATTTTACTCATCATCCTTCACATCTGGCTCTGTAGACAGGGTGGTGATCACTTCTGGAGTGAATCCAGATTAAACATCTCATTGCTGATGCTTGATATTGAGCATCTGGCGCGCGGTAAGGGGCTGCGTTGAGATAAGAGCCAGTTCATTACAAAGCCTATCTACGGGTGGGCTTGATAATGAAACCGGAATTTATTCTGGGCAACCAGTTACGGCAGTACAGCGAAACAACCCAAGCCAGTAAGTGGGGAAATAACACTGGCAGCCACTGAAAGATGAACCTCCAGCCTTATGGCAAAAAAGATTCTTTGTGGTGGCGGACTGATGGAAAGACATCCTAATCAAGCAACCACTCCACAGGGTCATAATTATGAACGACCAGCAAATCGAAAAAGAAATCGTTGAGAAAGGCAAAACCGCTCCGCGAGTTACCCCGCAGCACATCGAAGACGTGATTAAAAGCGAGCATTACTTTACTGCTTATGATGGACGAAATGGTGCCATTTCCAGCAACGAATATTGTGGCAGGGAAAAACCAGAAGAAGGCGATCGTGATTTATCACCATTGAAGTTGCTCACTTTCTGCGTACTGGTGCTGAAGAATGGCTTCACCGTCACCGGAGAGAGTGCCTGTGCAAGCCCTGAAAACTTTGATGCAGAAATTGGTCGGAAGATTGCCAGGCAGAATGCTGTAAACAAAATCTGGATGCTTGAAGGTTACTTGCTGAAGCAGAAGCTAAGCGAACAGTAGTTATTACAAAAGCCATTCCCTACAGAGTGGCTTTGATAATGGCTTATACCCTACACGGGATAACTTAACTGATATCCCTTTTAACGGATAAACGGAGCCAACAATGGCAGAGATTATTCCCATGACTGAAGAACAGAAATTCCAGTTAGAGATTTACAAACTGGTCATGAACCAGAACGCAGCCGCAGAAGAAGCATTTCAATTCATTGGCACTGACGAGCTGAAGCTTGAGCTATTCAAAATTCACTTCCAGTCAGGCGGCGCTAATTCAGATATCACGACCCGCACTATCGAAGCGGTGCGTAAATCTAAGGAAGCGTTAGACCTGTTCACTACCGGAGCATGATGCTCAACCTGAAATGACAACTAAGTGAGATGAATATGGCGACTGAACCAAAAGCTGGTCGCCCCTCTGATTATATGCCGGAGGTGGCTGACGATATCTGCTCGTTGCTTTCTTCTGGCGAAAGTTTGCTGAAAGTGTGTAAGCGTCCTGGTATGCCGGATAAGTCCACTGTTTTCCGCTGGCTAGCAAAGCATGAGGATTTTCGCGACAAGTACGCGAAGGCAACTGAGGCACGAGCTGATTCTATTTTCGAAGAGATATTCGAAATTGCTGACAATGCGATTCCAGATGCTGCTGAAGTGGCAAAGGCAAGACTTCGCGTTGATACACGCAAATGGGCGTTGGCCCGAATGAATCCCCGTAAGTATGGCGACAAGGTAACTAACGAGCTTGTCGGTAAGGACGGCGGCGCAATCCAGATTGAAACATCACCGATGAGCACTCTATTCGGAAAATGACCTCGATTAATCCTATCTTTGAACCGTTCATTGAGGCGCATCGCTACAAAGTCGCCAAAGGCGGTCGAGGTAGCGGTAAGTCATGGGCAATTGCGAGGCTGCTTGTTGAAGCGGCGCGCCGGCAGCCTGTGCGTATTCTCTGCGCTCGTGAACTGCAAAACAGTATCAGCGATTCGGTAATCCGGTTGCTTGAAGACACCATAGAGCGGGAAGGGTATTCGGCTGAGTTTGAAATTCAGCGTTCCATGATTCGTCATCTCGGAACGAATGCTGAATTCATGTTCTACGGCATAAAAAACAACCCGACGAAGATTAAATCGCTCGAAGGCATTGATATCTGCTGGGTTGAAGAAGCGGAAGCGGTAACGAAGGAATCGTGGGATATCCTGATTCCAACCATCCGTAAGCCGTTCTCTGAAATATGGGTAAGTTTCAACCCGAAAAACATCCTCGACGATACCTATCAGCGATTCGTCGTAAATCCTCCCGATGATATTTGTCTGCTGACGGTGAACTACACCGACAATCCGCACTTTCCTGAAGTTCTCCGTCTGGAGATGGAAGAGTGTAAACGCAGAAATCCGACACTGTATCGTCACATCTGGCTTGGTGAGCCAGTAAGCGCAAGTGATATGGCAATCATCAAACGTGAATGGCTTGAAGCTGCTACCGATGCGCACAAGAAACTCGGATGGAAAGCGAAAGGCGCTGTTGTCTCTGCGCATGACCCGTCAGATACAGGGCCAGATGCTAAAGGTTATGCATCGCGTCACGGTTCGGTGGTTAAGCGCATTGCCGAAGGTCTGCTGATGGACATCAACGAGGGTGCTGACTGGGCTACTTCGCTGGCGATTGAAGACGGCGCTGACCATTACCTGTGGGATGGTGATGGTGTTGGTGCCGGGCTACGCAGACAGACAACGGAAGCGTTCTCCGGCAAGAAAATCACCGCTACGATGTTCAAGGGCAGCGAATCGCCATTTGATGAAGATGCACCATATCAGGCCGGAGCATGGGCTGATGAAGTCGTGCAGGGCGACAACGTTCGCACTATTGGCGATGTATTCCGCAATAAGCGAGCGCAATTCTATTACGCGCTAGCTGACAGGCTGTATCTGACATATCGGGCGGTTGTCCACGGTGAGTATGCAGACCCCGACGACATGCTGAGTTTCGACAAAGAAGCGATAGGCGAGAAGATGCTGGAGAAGCTGTTTGCAGAACTGACGCAGATTCAGCGCAAATTCAATAATAACGGGAAGCTGGAGCTTATGACTAAGGTCGAAATGAAGCAGAAGCTCGGTATTCCATCTCCTAACCTGGCTGATGCGCTGATGATGTGTATGCATTGCCCGGCATTGGTCCGCGAAGAAACAGAAATATACGTTCCCTCATCCTCCGGTTGGTAAACATGGCAGAGACATTAGAGAAAAAACATGAGCGGATCATGCTCAGGTTTGACCGCGCCTATTCTCCACAGAAGGAAGTGCGCGAAAAGTGCATTGAAGCTACGAGGTTTGCTCGTGTCCCCGGAGGTCAATGGGAAGGAGCAACGGCGGCTGGAACTAAGCTTGATGAGCAGTTCGAGAAGTATCCTAAGTTTGAAATCAATAAGGTAGCAACTGAACTTAACCGCATCATTGCAGAATACCGCAATAACAGAATAACCGTTAAGTTTCGTCCTGGTGACAGAGAGGCAAGCGAAGAGTTAGCCAATAAATTAAATGGTCTGTTCCGTGCTGACTACGAAGAAACTGATGGCGGTGAGGCTTGCGATAATGCATTTGACGACGCTGCTACTGGTGGTTTCGGTTGCTTCCGTTTGACGTCGATGCTGGTCAATGAATACGACCCCATGGACGATCGTCAGCGTATTGCTATTGAACCAATATACGACCCGTCGCGCTCTGTGTGGTTTGACCCTGACGCTAAGAAGTACGACAAATCTGACGCGTTGTGGGCGTTCTGTATGTATTCGTTGTCACCTGAAAAATATGAGGCTGAATACGGAAAGAAACCTCCTACTTCTCTGGATGTAACGTCTATGACCAGTTGGGAATATAACTGGTTTGGTGCAGATGTTATTTACATAGCGAAGTATTACGAAGTTCGTAAAGAGTCTGTTGACGTCATCAGTTATCGACATCCAATCACTGGAGAGATTGCAACATACGACAGTGATCAGGTTGAAGATATTGAAGATGAACTGGCAATAGCTGGATTTCATGAAGTGGCAAGGCGCTCAGTGAAGCGCCGTCGTGTGTATGTATCCGTAGTGGATGGTGATGGTTTCCTTGAGAAACCTCGACGTATTCCTGGTGAGCATATCCCCCTCATCCCGGTTTATGGAAAACGCTGGTTCATTGATGACATTGAGCGTGTCGAAGGGCACATTGCAAAAGCAATGGATCCACAGCGTTTGTACAACCTTCAGGTTTCAATGCTGGCTGATACTGCAGCGCAAGACCCCGGTCAGATTCCTATAGTTGGCATGGAGCAAATTCGTGGACTTGAGAAGCACTGGGAGGCTCGCAACAAGAAACGCCCAGCGTTCTTGCCGTTGCGCGAAGTGAGAGATAAATCTGGCAACATTATCGCTGGAGCTACCCCGGCAGGATATACACAGCCTGCGGTTATGAATCAGGCATTGGCTGCATTACTACAGCAAACCAGTGCAGATATTCAGGAGGTTACAGGCGGCAGTCAGGCCATGCAGCAGATGCCAAGTAATATTGCTCAGGAAACGGTTAACAACTTGATGAACAGAGCAGATATGGCTTCGTTTATCTATCTGGACAATATGGCGAAAAGTCTTAAACGAGCTGGTGAAGTATGGCTGTCAATGGCTCGTGAAGTGTACGGTTCAGAGCGTGAAGTGCGCATCGTTAACGAAGATGGAAGTGATGATATCGCTGTCCTGAGCGCACAGGTTGTTGACAGGCAAACAGGGGCTGTTGTTGCGTTAAATGACCTTTCTGTCGGTCGATACGATGTGACGGTTGATGTTGGACCAAGCTACACAGCACGACGTGATGCAACGGTTTCTGTACTGACAAATGTCCTTAGCTCTATGCTTCCAACAGACCCAATGCGTCCGGCAATTCAGGGTATTATTCTGGACAATATCGATGGCGAAGGCCTTGATGACTTCAAAGAGTACAACCGAAACCAACTGCTGATATCTGGCATTGCAAAACCACGCAATGAGAAAGAGCAGCAGATTGTTCAACAGGCGCAAATGGCAGCACAAAGCCAGCCAAATCCTGAAATGGTTCTCGCTCAGGCGCAAATGGTAGCAGCGCAGGCAGAAGCGCAAAAAGCAACTAACGAAACTGCTCAAACTCAAATCAAAGCATTTACTGCCCAGCAGGATGCGATGGAGAGTCAGGCAAACACTGTCTATAAACTGGCTCAAGCCAGAAACATCGATGACAAAGCAGTGATGGAGGCAATACGCCTTCTGAAAGATGTCGCCGAGTCACAACAACAGCAATTCCAGTCACCACCACAGTCTCCGGCAGACTTAATGCCGAGTTAACCAGGAGTAATCAATGGAAAACGAACTGATCATCGACGGTCAGGTTATTGGCCTGTCTGAAACACAGGAAAATGCAGAAGAAACCATCATCCAAACAGAGTCACAGCCTGAGAATGAAAGCCAGGATGACAACGGTAAAGAGGTGGCAACTGAGCCTGAAAAAACCGAAGAGACACCAGAAGATTACGCCTTGCGTATTGGTGATGAAGAAATTCAGCTTAACGCTGACGATGATGATCACATTGACGGGAAACCTGCACCGCAATGGGTGAAAGATCTTCGCAAAGGCTTCAAAGAAACACAGAAAGAAAACCGTGAGTTGCGCCGCCAGCTTGAGGAAGCATTAGCCAAGCCTGCGGAACATCAGCAACCACAACCAGACGCTATTCCACCAAAACCGACTCTTGAGTCGTGTGATTATGACGAACAGGCGTTTGAACAGGCATTGACTGATTGGCATGAGAAAAAAGGCCGTGTCGAACAGCAGCAGCAACAAAAACTACGTCAGCAACAGGAATACCAACAGCGTTTCCAGCAAAGGGTAGAAGCGCATAAACAACGGGCAGCCAAACTTCCTGTGAAAGATTATCAGGAAATGGAGGCCATTGTTCTTAGTGAGCTACCACCAATTCAGCAGGAAATCATCATTCACTGTGCAGACGAAGGCTCTGAACTACTCGCCTATGGCTTAGGTAAGAGCCAGCAATTACGCCAGCGTGTAGCCGCTGAGACAGATCCAATTCGCGCAGCATTCCTCTTGGGGCAGATTAGCAAACAGGTAAGCCTTGCTCCAAAACCAAAGAAAGCCATCAAGCCAGAGCCGGAAGTACGTGGTGGCGGTGCTGATGCGAAACAAGACGAATTCAACAAATTATGCCCCGGCGCAAAAATCGAATAAGGAAAAGATAAATGCCTAACAATCTCGACAGTAACGTCAGTCAAATCGTTCTGAAAAAATTCCTTCCTGGTTTTATGTCAGATTTAGTTCTGGCGAAAACCGTAGACCGTCAGTTGCTGGCAGGTGAAATCAACTCCAGCACTGGCGATAGCGTTAGCTTTAAACGTCCGCATCAATTCTCATCCCTCCGTACTCCCACTGGTGATATTTCGGGGCAAAATAAAAACAACCTGATCTCAGGTAAAGCTACGGGGCGTGTAGGTAACTACATCACTGTTGCTGTTGAATATCAGCAACTGGAGGAAGCGATCAAGCTTAACCAACTGGAAGAAATTCTCGCGCCGGTTCGCCAGCGAATCGTTACCGACCTTGAAACAGAGCTTGCTCACTTCATGATGAATAACGGTGCGTTGTCACTTGGTAGCCCCAATACTCCAATCACCAAATGGTCTGATGTTGCGCAGACGGCATCTTTCCTGAAAGACCTCGGCGTTAATGAAGGTGAAAACTATGCTGTAATGGATCCATGGTCTGCACAGCGACTTGCTGATGCGCAGACTGGTTTGCACGCTTCAGATCAATTGGTTCGTACTGCATGGGAGAATGCGCAGATTCCAACCAATTTTGGCGGCATTCGCGCACTGATGTCTAATGGGCTTGCCTCTCGTACGCAGGGGGCATTTGGCGGAACACTGACAGTCAAAACACAGCCAACTGTTACCTATAACGCAGTTAAAGACTCATACCAGTTCACTGTAACATTGACCGGAGCGACAGCCAGCGTTACAGGTTTTCTGAAAGCTGGTGATCAGGTTAAATTCACCAATACCTACTGGCTGCAACAGCAGACCAAACAGGCGTTGTATAACGGAGCCACACCAATTAGCTTCACTGCAACGGTTACTGCTGATGCTAATTCAGACAGCAGTGGCGATGTGACGGTTACGCTTTCTGGTGTTCCGATTTATGACACTACAAACCCGCAGTACAACTCTGTAAGTCGTCAGGTAGCGGCAGGCGATGCCGTATCTGTAGTAGGCACTGCTAGCCAGACAATGAAGCCAAACCTGTTCTATAACAAGTTCTTCTGTGGACTTGGCTCTATCCCACTGCCGAAACTGCACAGTATTGATTCTGCTGTTGCAACATATGAAGGTTTCTCCATCCGCGTACATAAATACGCAGATGGCGATGCCAACGTGCAAAAAATGCGCTTTGACTTACTGCCTGCATATGTGTGCTTTAACCCTCACATGGGCGGTCAGTTCTTCGGTAATCCGTAATAACAAGGGGCTTCCGCCCCTTTTATGTTTTAAGGAAACAATATGGATCGCATGAGTGTATTCCTTGCCGCAGATAACGAATCCGGACATGTACAGGCCGTTATCGCAGAAAAAGACTTCCAGTTTTTCGAAAAGTTGGGCTTTGTTGCCTCAGTTGATGAATTGAAACCGACCAGTAAGCGAGGTCGTAAGGCGGCAGACAATGGCAACAGTACTGACAAAGGGTGAGATCGTCCTTTTTGCGCTTCGTAAGTTTGCTATTGCTTCTAATGCATCGCTGACTGATGTTGAGCCGCAATCAATTGAAGATGGTGTAAATGATCTGGAAGATATGATGTCCGAGTGGATGATTAACCCCGGCGACATTGGTTACGCTTTCGCAACTGGAGATGAGCAGCCATTACCAGATGATGAGTCAGGTCTTCCAAGAAAATACAAACACGCAGTAGGCTATCAGTTATTGCTGAGAATGCTATCTGATTACAGCCTTGAGCCAACTCCGCAAGTTCTCAGTAACGCCCAACGCTCATATGATGCCTTGATGACCGACACTCTGGTTGTTCCTTCAATGCGACGACGTGGAGATTTTCCTGTAGGACAGGGTAATAAATATGACGTGTTTACATCTGACCGATATTATCCAGGCGATCTCCCTATGATTGATGGCGATATCCCAAACGCATAGGTGAATAAATGCCGATTCAGCAACTTCCGCTTATGAAAGGTGTCGGCAAAGACTTTCGAAACGCCGACTATATCGACTATCTGCCAGTGAATATGCTGGCTACACCCAAAGAAATCCTCAACAGCAGCGGATATCTTCGCTCATTCCCGGGCATTGCCAAACGCTCTGATGTGAACGGTGTATCGCGCGGCGTCGAGTACAACATGGCGCAGAATGCTGTTTATCGCGTGTGTGGTGGCAAGCTGTACAAAGGAGAAAGCGAAGTCGGTAATGTTGCCGGAAGTGGTCGCGTATCAATGGCGCATGGTCGAACATCACAGGCGGTAGGCGTTAATGGTCAACTGGTCGAGTATCGCTATGATGGTACGGTTAAAACCGTCTCAAACTGGCCTACAGACAGCGGATTCACTCAGTATGAGTTAGGTTCTGTTCGTGACATTACGCGCTTACGTGGGCGTTATGCGTGGTCAAAAGACGGCTCTGATTCATGGTTTATCACTGACCTTGAAGACGAATCGCATCCTGACCGTTACAGCGCACAATATCGCGCAGAATCGCAGCCGGACGGTATCCTCGGCATCGGAACATGGCGAGACTTCATCGTCTGCTTTGGTTCATCGACTATTGAATATTTCTCCCTGACTGGCGCAACCACCGTTGGTGCTGCTTTGTATGTCGCGCAGCCATCACTGATGGTGCAAAAAGGCATCGCCGGGACTTACTGCAAAACGCCGTTTGCTGATTCCTATGCTTTCATCAGCAATCCGGCAACAGGTGCACCGTCTGTATATATCATCGGCTCCGGTCAGGTGTCACCAATCGCCAGCGCGAGCATTGAGAAAATTCTCCGCTCCTACACTGCTGATGAACTGGCTGATGGTGTGATGGAATCGCTGCGGTTTGATGCTCATGAGTTGCTGATTATTCACCTGCCGCGCCATGTACTGGTGTACGACGCACCTTCAAGCGCCAATGGTCCGCAATGGTGTGTGCTGAAAACAGGCCTGTATGACGATGTGTACCGCGCTATCGACTTCATTTACGAAGGCAATCAGATAACGTGCGGCGATAAACTGGAATCCGTGACCGGGAAATTGCAGTTCGATATCAGCAGCCAGTATGGGCTACAGCAAGAACACCTGTTGTTTACACCACTCTTCAAAGCTGAGAACGCCAGATGTTTTGATCTGGAAGTTGAATCATCGACTGGTGTCGCTCAGTACGCTGACCGCCTGTTCCTCTCTGCAACCACTGACGGCATAAACTGGGGAAAAGAGCAGATGATTGAGCAGAATGAACCGTTCATTTACGACAAACGCGTTTTGTGGAAGCGTGTCGGGCGCATCAGGAAAAATGTCGGCTTCAAATTGCGCGTTATCACGAAGTCACCTGTCACTCTGTCTGGCTGCCAGATAAGGATTGAGTAATGGCTGATTCATCACTGAATGATCCTGTCGTGGTTCAGGCTACGCGCCTTGATGCTTCAATTTTGCCACGCAATATATTCAGCCAGTCTTACCTGCTGTATGTCATAAATCAGGGAGCTGATGTCGGTGCAATTGCTGGGAAGGCAAATCAGGCTGGTCAGGGCGCTTACGATGCCCAGGTAAAAAACGATGAACAGGACGTCGAACTGGCAGATCACGATGCAAGAATCACCGCAAACACAAAAGCGATAAATCTACTTGAGGTCAGGTTAACAACTGCCGAAGGGAAGATAGTCGTACTGCGTAGCGATGTTGATTACTTGCTGGATGAGGTTATCGATATTCAGGCGCATCTGGTCACTGTTGACCAAAGACTGGATAACGTAGAAAACGATGTCTCTGGCATTAAGAGTGATTACGTATCGAAAACCGTAACCGAATCGCAGTCTCTTGCGTCACCGCTGGATGTAAAAACATCATATTCAGTTGATGGAATTCAGGTCGTTGGAGCAAGGCAGACCGGATGGACTGCAGCCACAGGTACACCTCTTCTTGGCTCATTCAACGCTAACCAGTCATACACGGTCGGCACTACGTACACACAATCCGAAGTCGCGGCTCTCGCTACAGGTTTGCAGCAGGCTCGGCAGCGTATTCTGGCGCTTGAAACGGCACTTAGATTACATGGGCTGATTGACTGATGATTACATTCAAACCAACGCGAAACATCGACCTGATCGAAGCTGTCGGAAATCACCCTGACATTATTGCCGGGAGCAACAACGGTGATGGATACGACTACAAGCCTGAATGCCGTTACTTTGAGGTGAACGTGCACGGGCAGTTCGGCGGCATTGTTTACTATCAGGAGATTCAGCCGCTGACATTCGATTGCCACGCCATGTACCTGCCAGAGATTCGCGGCTTCAGCAAGGAAGTCGGGCTGGCGTTCTGGCGATACATTCTGACTAACACCACCGTTCAGTGCGTCACATCGTTCGCCGCACGCAAATTCCGCCACGGGCAGATTTACTGCGCAATGATTGGCCTTAAGCGTGTCGGAACCATCAAGAAATACTTTAAAGGCGTGGATGACGTGACTTTTTACAGCGCCACACGCGAAGAACTAATCGACTTCCTGAATCACGGGAGATAGCCATGTTATATGCATTTAAGCTGGGCAGAAAACTGCGCGGCGAGGAACCTTGGTGCCCTGAAAAAGGCGGGAAAGGTGGTAGCTCTGATAAAAGCGCAAAGTATGCAGCAGAAGCCCAGAAGTATGCCGCAGACCTGCAAAATCAGCAGTGGCAGACGATCATGAAAAACCTTGCTCCGTTCACGCCGCTTGCGGAGCAGTATGTTAACCAGCTTCAGAATCTTTCCAGTTTAGAAGGTCAGGGGCAGGCACTTAATCAGTATTACAATTCTCAGCAGTATAAAGACCTTGCAGGTCAGGCTCGTTACCAGAGTCTTGCTGCTGCGGAGGCGACTGGCGGACTTGGTTCGACAGCTACAAGCAATCAACTGGCTACGATTGCTCCGACTCTCGGTCAGTCGTGGTTATCAAACCAGATGAGCAATTACAATAATCTGGCAAACGTTGGGCTTGGTGCGCTGCAAGGTCAGGCAAACGCTGGGCAGACGTACGCCAACAACATGAGCAGCATTGCACAGCAAAGCGCAGCACTTGCCGCTGCTAACGCCAATAAACCATCAGGCCTTCAGACAGCAATTAGCGGCGGAGCTTCAGGGGCTATGACTGGCGCTGCTCTTGGCTCTATTGTTCCAGGACTTGGCACTGGATTAGGTGCGGCAATTGGCGGCGGACTTGGCCTGCTTGGATCGTTGTTTTAAGGGGTAATCATGGCTACTTGGCAAGGAACAAATGGCGGATTGTTGGCTGGTATCGGTGGTGTCAACTCAAACGCTCCGAGCGTAAATGACATCGGCAACACGCTTCAGCTTACCAGGCAGAACAATGATATTGAGCGTTCAGGCGCTAACAATGTTGGGCTGACAGCTTTGCAAGGTCTTTCTGGTATTGCGGGTGTTTTTCAGCAGGAAAAGCAGGCTCAGCGGCAGAAAGAATTTCAGCAGGCATACGCTAATGCTTATGCGTCTGGTGATCGCGGTGCTTTGCGTCAGTTGGCTACTCAATATCCAGACCAGATTGAATCTGTTCGCAAAGGCATGGGATTCATTGATGAAGACCAGCGCAATTCTATCGGCACCTTAGCGGCTGGCGCACGCCTTGCTGCCTCGTCTCCAGAAGCAATGCAATCATGGCTGCAAAACAACGCCAAGGAACTGACTCGCGTCGGTGTTGACCCTAATAACGTTGCTCAGATGTATCAGCAGAATCCTTCAGGATTTGGTGAGTTTGTTGATCACCTTGGGATGGCTGCTCTCGGTCCGATTGACTACTTCAATGTTCAGGACAAGATGGCTGGTCGTGAAATTGACCGAGGCAGACTGGCAGAGACAATCCGCAGCAATCAGGCTGGTGAAGCACTTCAGGCGAGAGGGCAGGATATTAGCCGAGCAAATGCGTTAACGTCAGCATATGCACCAACATCCGCAATGCAGAATTACAATCAGTACGCGCAAATGTTAAAGGTAGATCCAGATGGTGCAGCGGCATTTGCGGCAGCGGCGGGAATTAATCCCAATGCTAAGAAATTACTTAAGGTTGAAACCAATCCTGATGGCTCGGTAACTAAGTATTACACCGATGGCAGCGAGGAAGCCGGAAAACTAAACCAACCTATATCTGGTGATGGCATTAAACCAATTAGCTTGCCACAAGCGCAAAGCATCATAGATAAGGCTAATGAGGGTTCCAAGAAGGCGGCGGGATTTGCTTTGCGATTAAAAGATTCAATGGACTCAATGAATCAGCTTAGTAAAAGCATTGACCCTAAGCGAGTTGCATTAATAAATAGCTCTCTTGGTGATGGGACTATTGCAAATTTAAGCCTATCACCAGCGGAGCAGCAATATATGGTAAATGCGAGAGACGCCTTGTATGCAATTTTGCGCCCAGAAACAGGTGCAGCAATTACTCTGCCAGAGATGCAGGAGTATTCCAAAATGTACCTGCCTCAGCCCGGTGATTCCAAGGCTGCTACTGAAACAAAAATGCGAAAAATGCAGGGCCAATATAACTCATTACGTGGTCAGTCTGGTCGCGTTTATGATGCTTTGGTGGTTTCAAGTGCTGCAAATAGTCAACAACAGAGCAATAGCCAACAACCGACAAATACCCAACAGCAGCAGAGTCAATCCGGATCATATACCTCAAAATCAGGCATTCAATTTACGGTGGAATGATGAAAGTAACTGCAAACGGTAAGACATTTACCTTCCCTGATGGTACGAGCACGGAAGATATTGGCACCGCCATTGATGAGTATTTTGCTGGTCAGGCTGTTCAGCAACAAACAGTTAATCAGGCCAATAATGAACCAGCACGTGAAGAACCATCATTGATGCAACAAGCTGGTGATTGGCTCACTGGTGGTCAAAGTGCAGGGCAAATTGCAGAACAGGCTGGTCGTGGTCTGGTAAACATACCATTTGACGTATTGCAGGGTGGCGCAAGTCTGATTAATGCAATCAGTCAGGGGCTTGGTGGACCCAAGGTTTTGGATGATGTTTATCGTCCAGTAGACAGACCGACAGACCCCTACGCGCAAGCCGGTGAAACAATTGGTGGGTATTTAGTTCCAGGAGTTGGAACGGCAGGAAGCATGGCTATTGGATCACTGGCAGAGGCCGCAAATCAGAAAGGCGATTTCGCACAAAATGCAGCTAAAAATGCCGGAGTTAACCTTGCCGCTCAGGGGGTTCTTTCCGCAGCAGCAAAGGGAATAGGGCGTGGAATAACGGCTATAAAAGGTGATATTGCGCCAGAAGTGGCGAAGAAAATTGCCACATCAGAATCGATGGGCGTGACACCAATGACATCTGATGTTATCCCGCCGAAAAATGCTTTCACTCGCGGCCTTACTCAGGATGCCGAGGGGGCTTTGCTCGGGACAGGCTCAAAGAGAGCGGAGCAATATGCAACGCGTAGTAAGCTGGTAAGCAATTATTTTGACCGTTTTGGTGAGTACAACCCTGATGATGTGGTGAAATCTCTGACCACCACGTTAAGGGGGCGGAAGGATGCCGCTGGCGCTGTTATCAATGACGTCACCAATAAAATGGGTAATGCCGCAGTTGATACCACAAATACCATGAATGCTCTGAATACAGCGATCGCAAGACAGGAACGGCTTGGGACGTCTGCCAATCAAAGCCTGCTTACATCCTTGCGTAACCTACGTGAAGAATTAGCAAACCCTGCAACTGATTTGGATGTTACGTTTGATCTCTTGCGCCAGCACAGAACAGCATTTAGATCTAATGTTCAGGGAGATGCTATGGTCTTCCCCAACCAGGCAAAAGCAGCTACCAATATGGTAGAGAATGCAATGTCAAAAGACCTTCGTAACGCAGTTGCTAAAAACCTAGGTGCATCAGACGCAGCAAAATACCTTAAAGCAAATTCCGATTATGCAAACGTTTATAATAAGGTGCTTAATAAAAACATTGCTAACAAGCTCAACAAGGCAAGCAGTGAAGCCAGTCCTGAACTTATAAATACCGTTGTATTAAGTAGAAAACCATCTGACGTGAAACGAATCTGGAGCGCATTGGATGATAAAGGGAAAGATGCTATGCGTGCAGCTTACGTCAGCAAAATAGCGGAAAAGGCAGGTGACTCTCCAGCCAAGTTCATCACTGAAGTTAATAAGCTGAAATCTCAGTCAGGCGGTGAAATTTACAACACTATTTTTTCTGGAAAGCACATGAAAGAACTTGATGCTCTTCATGAAGTTCTACAGCAAACAGCAAGGTCAGACACCGCAAATGTAGTAACTCAGACGGGGCAATCGCAAGCCAACAGGATAAGGACGATTGGCGCAACTGCGACTCTTGGCGTATCAATGGGGCTTGAGGCTGGTTTCGGTGCAATGATGCGCTTGTATGAATCCAAAGCAGCAAGGAATGCTCTCTTACGCTTGGCAAACACCAAAGCAGGAACACCAGCCTATGAAAGAGCGCTAAATCAGGCGGCTACTGCCGTGCGCCCGCTCTTAGTTAACGAAGCTACCCGGCAGTAGCACTGTAAGCCAGGGACGGCATTTATTTTATAGTTTTTATGAATTCTTTATTAAATCCCTTCGCTTCTCCGGGGTATCTTCCAAAGACAATTTTTATAAAAACAGAAAAAATAAAGATAGCAACGCTTAACAACAATTGCAGTATCATTGGAACCCAAAGAACTACAGGATCTATATTCATGAAACCAAATATTCTTCCGGCGATCATGGCGAAGTACCACACTGTTATCAGTAAACTTAGTGGCATATGAATTACTGATATTACCAATCCAAGAGCATCAGTAATTCTGTTTTCAAATTTTTCAGGGGAAAACTTTTCTTTAAGGTAATTCAGTGCGCAGGCCTCATTCTCTGGATTTTCAGCATTTTTCCCTATAGCAATAGAAATCTCAGATATCCTTGATTCAATTCTTTTACGTTTAATAAAACTAGAAAAAAAGAACCACGCAATCTGCAACCCTATCCCCAGAAATAGAGTTGCGGCAACTAGCACAGCGTAACTCATAGAATCAGACACACCAACCTCCTTAGTTTTACGCAGGATACCATGAAAAAAGTTAACATTGGAAACGTACCAAAGATGCTCGTTCCGCTCTTTGAGAGCGGTACAATTGTGTTTTGTAGAGACTTTCCAGAATGGCAACGCCTGCATCAAAAACTTGGTGTGGACGTGCAGGACTCGGATGCCAACGGAGCGTCTCATACAATGAGCAGCGAGAATGGTGTTTTGCATGTGATAGGCGTGTTCAATGGCAAACTATCTACTATTGCCCATGAGTGTGCTCACATGGCATTCGATATCTGCTCAAGGGTAGGTGTTGATGTTGAACCAGGAAGAGCCAACGAGACTTACTGCTACTTAATGAGCAGGCTTGTTGAGTTCTGCGAGCGACATATCAAAAAGCCGGAGTGACCCGGCTTGAGTATTACTTTTTGCTGTCTGGAGTTCGCTTATCCAATACCCAGCCATGACCTGGCTTTGTTGTTGGCGGAAGCCTTTCGTTGTCCTTGACGGTGGCAAAATTGTCTTTCTTACCGCCGCGTGGGCCAACCTCTTGGTATATTCCGCCGTTTTTTCCTGTGTTTTCACCTGGTTTTTTCGCCATGATATACCTCAACATACACCCGTTATTGGGCGATTAAATATTGATCTCATTTTATAAGTAGTCAATATGGCCCAGGTAAATGCAAAAATTAACCCACCTTCAGGTGGGTTTTTTGTACAAATCCTTCAGCCAGTACATAACTACTGACAGATAACCAACGCAACGACCCAGCTTCGGCTGGGTTTTTTTATGCCCAAAATTCACCGTAGCCATGCTGCGGCGATTCCTTGTATCTGGAGCAAATTAAATGACAGATATTACAGCTAATGTGATTGTATCGATGCCTTCGCAACTCTTCACTATGGCTCGTTCTTTTAAAGCCGTAGCCAATGGCAAAATTTATATCGGAAAAATTGACACTGACCCGGTAAATACTGAAAACCAGATTCAGGTTTATGTAGAGAATGAAGACGGATCTCACGTTCCTGTTTCGCAACCAATCATCATTAACGCTGCTGGTTACCCGGTATATAACGGACAGATTGCCAAGTTCGTAACTGTGCAAGGCCATTCGATGGCTGTTTATGATGCATACGGTGTGCAGCAGTTCTATTTTCCTAATGTGCTGAAGTATGACCCGGATCAGTTTTCTGCAGAATGGCTTGCCAAGATGTCTGCGCCTGATTCTTATGCATTATTTGGTACATTCTCATCAATAGCAGATCTACGAGCATTTACTGCATACTCATCAGTTAAGGAAAATGGAAGAGTCTATGTTGATTCTTATCACCTTGGAACTGGTTATGGCGGAGGATATTTCCGCTGGAATTCAACCAGCACTGATACTGATGACGGAGGCTATACCATTAACCCAACTGGCAATACTGGAACAGGACGCTGGAAGCGAGAGATATCCTCTGCGTATGTCGCAAGGACGGTGAGTCCGTTGGAGTTTGGGGCAAAAATTAACGATAGTACCTTCGACTGCGCGCCAGCTATCAATGCTGCGATTTCATATCTAAACCCTTACCTTGATGCCTCATATGACTCACATCAAGGCGGGGATGTTGTTTTTCCAACTGCTCAATACTTCATTAATGACACTATTTATCTCTCTCCAAATGTAAGGGTAATTGGCACGGGAGGAACGTCTGGCTTTAGATATTCACGCGCAGGATGCTCAATTATTATTGCTATGACGTCCATGGATGTAAATAAATTGCTTCTAGATACCGCTCCATGGCTATCAGACGGCACTGCAAGATATACAGTGACAAACAGTGTGGAAAATGGGCTGTATTTGAGTGCTGGATATTATGGACCATATATAGAGAATATTGTTTTATTGGGCCGTCCAGATACGCAGGCGGGAATTAGAATCTGGAGGACTCCGGATGCCAAACTGATTGGAGTTGCAGTGTATGACTGTAAGGTTAGCTTTTGGATAAGTGGTTCTTGGGGGACTGCGGTAGAGAATTGCTTTGCACAAGGCGCTAAATATGCAACATTTTTAACACCCCACACTACGGCACTAAACTTGGTAGGAGGATATTATACTGGTAATTTATCGCAAACATGGGATAAAGGCACGGCACAATGGTTCCACAGATCCGGAGATGTATCAAATAGACCAAATATTGCCTATGTCACCACTTTTCTCTATGCCCACGACTGTGTCGACATAAATATGCACGGAGTAACATGGGAGGGGTACAATCGAGATTTCGCCCTCTTTTATAGTGGTAACGTTAATGTTTTCGGAGGTTATAGTGAGAGTGTAAATGTAGCCGCCAGCGAGACTGGTCACCGAGTTTGGTGTCAGTGCGTGGGGTCAACTATTAATACGTTCGGTGTTTTCTGCAACCATGATATAAAAGATTTTGTTGTTCAATCTGGAAACACACTGTCAAGTGGGGCGGTAGTCAAGACTGATATCTCACAGATCAATGTTCGCGACATGAAGATTGGATCACCATTTAAATTGATTACCAAAGATCTTGGCTTCGGGCGTTATGGAATCAAAATAAATTGCGAGCATCCAATTACAGAAAATATAGCTGATACTTTAGCGCCGTTGAGAGGTTATACAGTCCAATTTAAAGGGCTTCTTGATGTGTACACCATGCGTTCACCTTCAATCGCTCAAGGAGCAAACACATTCGATATACAGGTAAGCAATTGTGTGGCAGGGGGAGAATACTCATGCAGGCTTCTAATGAAAAATGTGGCTGTAACATTACAGCAAGATTTAAGATTTAATGTTTTGGTGGGTAATGTTTGCAGCGTTACTGGATATCAAGGCAGAAGCTTAGTTGGAACATCTACCATACCAGCACCATCTGCAAGCTTTAATTCAACAACGGGGGTGTTGACTCTCACCTTTACCGGAAACTCTGCAAATTACTCACTTAATAGGTTAAAAGTTGTTCCACTGGAGGAGCAGCCGCCATTTACCTACTCGACGTAAGCACTAATGGGCGGCGATGCCGCCCAAATTACTTCAGCACGGGGTGTTGCCTCCTCCTTTTAACCATATTAAAAAGCCATTGTTTTCTTGGTTGAAATATATCGAATAAGAATTGGTGGATTTTATTGGCTTGGTTATAGATGCACATACATTGGATATTATCTTTTTCTGTTCTTCTCTAGCAAAATTGAATTTTACATTTGGGATGTCGATTGACTGGGCAGCCATGCTAGACGTCCAATCATATGTTGGAACCAACATTGTAGAGATTAATGGATATGCTTTTACAGTATTTATCGATAAGGGAGCTATTGGCGCCCTGCCAGAATATACAATGTACGAATTTATATTGTAATCTGAGCTATTTCTGATGTCATTAATTGACAGGTATAAAATTGACTTGTCATAAATTCTCTGCTCTTTGATAGCAAAGGAAAAGCCATATGAAATTACATATAAAGGTATTGCGATGACAGCGATTGCAAAATATTTTTTATTATTACTAATTTCGCTTATGGATATCATGGTGAAAATTAAAGCTGTTAATCCTACAGCCCCCATCATCATTCTCGCTGCAATGGCTGATTCACCGAAAATCGCCAGCATTCCTATTGGTGATATGGCAACCACGGAAATACAGATTATGATTATCGCGATATTTAAAAACGAAACTCTTGGTTTGGTTGTTGTTACCAGTAACGCTAAAGTCAATAAATATATTGCCACATAATAGATAGATAGACTTGATTCTAATAAAGTATAAAATCTAACCATTCTTTTTACAAAGTAATCAATAAGTGACGCATCTAACGATATTGCCTGGTCTCTTGTTCCAGTCATCGGGAAAGCAACCTTTATTATAAAATAATAAAGAATCATGCCAATGGCGAGAGATGCCATTGCTTTTAAAGCTAAAATAATAACTTCCTTTGCGCAGTCATTAGATTTTTTTAATTTCACAATTAAGTTTACTGCCACAAGAGCTATGTATGAATTTATTGATGTCTGATATAAAGCCGCGCTAAAAGCAATGATAATAAAAGATGCAATAAAGTAGATTTTGTCTTCTTTAAGTGCGTAGACAGAAGCAACAACCGCACCACAAAGTGAAAGCGTCATTGGCAGGTTATCGTACTGATAGAGCATGTTTTCTATATAAAATGGACTTAGCGCGAAGCCTGACGCGCAAATTAACGCTGCCACGCTTGTCGAACCAAGTATGTGACGAGTATAGAAAATTGCTGTCATTGACATTACTGCTACTGATAATACCTGTCCAAATATTCCATAACCAGGTAGCTTGGATGAGGATATCATTAGCAGATGCATCAGCAAATCTGCTAAAGGCCTTCCGTTTTGAGACCACCCATCAAAACCATTCTGCGCCCTAAAAATATCATCAACGTAAAGTTGATTGTTTATGATGAATGGCAAATAAAACAACCCTATTAATATAAATGGGATGTGATAAGTATTATTTTTTTTCATTTTTAATGCCCTTCAAAATATACCTAGGACGCTGCTTAACTTCAGTGTAAATTCTGCCGATGTACTCACCAAGAACACCTATCCCTATTAACTGGATTCCGCCCAGAAACAAAATAGATACTAACAGTGAAGGATAACCACGTACCGCATTACCGAAAGCCAACGTGTCGATAATCATCCAGGCGCCGTAAAGAAACGACAGGCCGGCGACCATCAGGCCAATATAAGTCCACATGCGAAGAGGGAAGGTTGAGAAGCTAGTAATGCCCTCAAGTGCCAAGTTCCAGAGCTTCCAGCCATTGAATTTTGAGTCTCCGGCGACACGCCCAGCGCGAGCATACTCGACAACATCAGTACGCCCTCCAACCCAACTCAGAACGCCCTTCATGAAGAGGTTGCGCTCCGGCAACAGTTTGATGTTCTCAACCACGGCACGGGACATCAGGCGGAAGTCACCGACGTTCTCCTCGATCTGCGGATTGCTTATTTTGTTATGCAGCTTATAAAACCACTCAGCGGATTTGCGCTTTAGTCTGCTGTCGGTGGAGCGATCAGAACGCTTAGCCAGGACCATGTCAGCGCCTGCCTGCCACTTCTCGATGAGATAAGGAATGACTTCAATCGGGTCCTGCAGGTCAACATCAATCGGGATAACCGCATCACCTGTTGCGTGGTCAAGCCCGGCGAACAGAGCGGGCTCTTTACCGAAATTACGGGTGAAGGAAAGAGGAACGACAAGCGGATCGGCCACAGCCAGAGCATTAATAATTGACTCCGTAGCGTCTTTGCTGCCGTCATTTATGAAAACAATTTCCACTTCATATGACTTCAATTCTTCGAATTCACGTACCGTTTTATAAAAAATTGGTATCGCTTCTTCTTCATTGAAGACAGGAACGACCAGAGATATCTTCATTTCGCATCCCTAAAGACAATGAACTTTGAATAGACGAAACCGCACACCAGGCTGATGGCGGAGAAGGTGACAAGAGTGACAATTGGAGGAAGTGAACATCTATCAGCAGCCCATCCAACAGTAGCACTCAGTGTTCCCATGAACCCGACATATAACATGTAGCGCATCGTTGTAGTTGATGCTTTGAATGTGAATTTTGCATTCGCGAAGAAGCTAAAACTCACAGCCACAACAAAACCTGCGAAGTTTGCCAGAGCCTGATTGGTATGCGCGGCATAGATACATACACCAAAAACCACCCAGTGTATAAGGGTGTTCAGCACGCCAATAGAGGTGTACTTTGCAAATAGTTTTAACATTTCTTCTATCAGCTAATAATCAAAGGCATGAAGTCTATCATCCAAGTCTCAATCGATCGATACTTGCTGTGGTTGATGAGACAACACTGAGACACACAAAGCTTTGCACTGGATTGCAAGGCTTTGTGCTATCCGATGGTGTTTAAGTTTCCTCACTCCACCTTTTCATCAATCCAGTCCGCCCACCACTGCATCATTTCTCTGCGCTTATCGAGATACTGAGCATGGTTGTAAATCCCGCGCACAGATCCGCCGTTGGCATGTGCAAGTTGCACTTCAATAGCGTCAGCAGGCCATTCGTGCTCGTTCATAATCGTGCTGAATTCATGCCTGAATCCGTGACCGCTTTCCAGACCCTCATAGCCGATTTGTTTAATCACAAGTAATACCGCGTTCTCGCAGATTGGCTTCTTCTTATCGTTGCGCCCGGCAAAAACAAACTCTGATACTGGTTTAGTGATGGAGCTTAGCGTAGTGAGAAGTTCAACCACCTGGTCTGACATAGGAACAACATGAATCTTGCGGCCCTTCATCACACTGGCGTCGATGGTGATAATCCTGTTTTCAAAATCGACGTTCTTCCATTGCATGGAACGAAGCTCTTTCGTTCTTAGGGCTGTGTAGCGTAAAACTTTGGTCGCAATGAGCGATACGATGCTTCCTGAAAATGTTGCCAGTGCTTTGTTGAATGCAGGGATCTGGTCTGCTGGAAGAAACGGGAAGTTCTTCTTGCGGTATCCTTTCATGGCGTCTGCAAGGTCAGGTGCCGGGTTATATTTAGCCCTTCCGGTGACAATAGCGTAACGGAAAACCTCGCCGCATCTTCTGCGTGCTTTGTTGGCTCGCTCCATTGCACCGCGATCTTCAAATCTGCGGATTACTTCCAACAGTTGCATCGGCTCAATATCCTGAATTTCAAGGCCGCCGATGATGGGTAAAATGTCGTCATCAAACATTTTTGCAAGTTCAGTCGCATACCCTACTGACCATACTTGCTTCTTGTGCTCGTACCATTCCTTGTAAATCGCACTAAAGGAATTGTTGTTAGACGAAGCCTTTTTCGCTTTTACCGGATCGATGCCAACCGAGATGTCTTTCCTCGCGGTCCATGCTTTATCCCTTGCCTCCTGCAAAGTCATAAGCGGATATTTTCCGACGGTCAGGATTTTCTCCTTACCGTCAATCTTGTAGCGAAGCTGCCATACCTTTTTCCCTGACACAGGGACATAAAGGTACAGGCCATTACCATCGAGAAGGCGGTATGGTTTTTCTTTCGGCTTTGCTGCTTCAATCTGCTTAACGGTGAGCATGGGTAAAAATCCGGTGGGTAAAATTATTTTATCCACTTTTTACCCGTCATGGTGTGCGGCTGTCAACGATCTGACGCGAACCATGCCGAACTGTTAATCTACGGAAAGCTTGATATTCAAGGGATTTTGCGGACTGGTACGGATGGGAGCGAACTGATAAATGGTGTCCCCTGCAG